CCGAGCGAGGAGAACACCCTGCTTCAAGACTCCCAGCTTGAGCGCGGCTTGCTGTGCTCGTTGTTCAACGACATCACAGGCGGCTCGAGGGTGAAGGCCTACAGGATGTTTCTCCAAGATGATGACTTCACCGACGAAAGCTGCCGAGTGACTTGGCAGTGGATGAAGGACGTGGTCGACAGCGGACAGGAGATGAACATGGTGAACGTCTACTCGATGGCCGCCAGCAAGGGCAAGAAGTGGGACATGAGCCGCTTCATCCAGTTGCAGGGCAGCGAGGGCGATGCCGACCTGATGGCCATCACGTTGAGCACGATGGGCATCAAGCGCAGGCTCAACGAAGAGCTCCGCACGATAGTGATGGACATCGAGTATAACACCGAGCTCTCTCCAGCCCAAATTGTGAGCGACATTGAGAAGCTAGTAGAGGCTACCCAGCAACAGGTGAAGCCCAAGACGTTGCCATGGATGAACCTCTACATGGACATCGTGAACGACTACAAGCTAGTGGCCAGCGGCGAGGTAATCACTGGCAACAAGTGTGGTTTTGACCTGATAGATGCTAAAGGCGGCTTTGAGCTTGGTGAGCTCATGGTGATAGGAGCGAGGACGAGCAATGGCAAGACTGCCTTCACGCTGAACTGTGCTGTGAATCTTGCCATGCGAGGAGTGCCCGTTGGCATCTTCTCACTTGAGATGACCAACAAGCAGCTTGCCATCAGGATAGCCGCCATCATGGGCGACCTTGACTCAACGAGCATCAAGCAAGGCACGTTGAAGGAGCATGAGCTTGACACGTTCACGATGCTGAATGACCGCTTGCCACTCTACTTTGACGACGTGCGCTCAAGCGAGATTGATGTGATAATAAGCAACATCAAGGGCATGGTGATGCAGCATGGAGTGCAGGTTGTTGTGCTTGACTACCTGCAGCTGATGCGGTCGAGGGAGATAGACCGAGTGCATCAGATTGGTGGCATTGCTCACCGCCTTGAGGCATTGAGCAAGCAGCTTGAGATCACAATCGTGCTCATTAGCCAGCTGCGCCGCAATGTTGACAAAGACCCATGCCCTAAGCTTGAGGAGCTGAAGGAGAGTGGCGACATTGCCGACGCTGCCGACAGCATCTTCTTGATTTACCGCCCCGAGCAGCATGGCAGCTTCTTCCGCTATCCTCACATGAGCAAGGACTGGAGCTCAGTTGAGATTAAAGGCACTGCGATGCTGATGTGCGTGAAGAACCGCCAGGGCATGAAGCCTGGTGAGCAGATTCTTGGCTTCAAAGCCGAGGCTACTCGCTTCTACCAGCTCGACGAGTTGAAGCCCATCAACAACAACCTGAGCTCTAAGACACCATTTTGACAATGCACAATGCACAATGCACAATTCACAATTAAGAAATCAATAAAAATTATTACAAACATGGAGAAAAAAGATAAAAAACGCAAATATCCAAACTCAAAAATGAGCAAGCTGCTTGCCTATCTTGAGACAGGACAGAGAGTGAACAAGGAAATTGCTCTCGAGGAATTTCAGATAATGGATTTGGCTGGAGTAATCAATCAGCTGCGCCGTCAAGGCTATAAGATACACATCAGGAGTTACCTTAAGATTGGTAGACAAAAATTATATGAATATTACATGGATGAAAGCCAGCCTTATGTTCCCATCTTCAATCATCGTGGCCTTGATCCAAATCGCAAGCGAAAAAAACAATTTTTCTCACTTGATTACCCTGATGCCAAAAAACTTGTTGATTACTTTAATTGTCATGACAGTATTACATCATTAGAGGCATTTGAAAAGCTTGGTATTGCATGCTTTCGCCAAATTTTACCGTTATTGAAGAGTTTTGGCTACAAATTTAAAACTGAAAGAATGCCTTACGATAACCGAGGTCATTATTATAATGTTTACACACTGATTGAAAAACCTGCTTTTTAAAGATGGAATTTGAGGAATTTTGCGCCACCTATGGCGAAATCAGCGATAAGTCGACAGGCAAGAAAAGCACGCTTGTGCTCAATGGAGCGCAGCGTGCAGTGCTTGCCGAGCTAGAGAGCTGCCGCAAGGGGAACCGCCCTTGCAGGCTGCTGATATTGAAGAGCCGCCAGCTGGGCATCAGCACCTTGCTTCAATACTACTTCACATGGCTGCTGCTGTATCACTGCGAGCTCGAGACGTTCTTGAGCTTGTGCCACAACAAGCAGTTGAGCAAGAGTTTCATCACGACGATGATGAAAATCTACATGCGAGTGAACAAGGATAATGTGCCTCACACAGTGAGTGAGAGCGTGATGGAGGATAGCCGTGGCAACATGCTGATGTGGGGCAGTGCAAAGAACTACAACGCAGTACGTGGGACCAACATTGGCATTGCTCACTTGAGCGAGAGTGCCTTTTGGCACTCGAAGAGCAGCGACTGGAGCGAGGAGGTGATCAGGAGCGTGATGGGCAGCGTGGGCAACAGGCCAGGCACATTTGTTGTGATGGAGAGCACGAGCGATGGCAAGAACAACTATTTTTACAAGTTGTGGATTGACTCGTTGAGCGGCATCACGAGCTACAAGCCCATCTTCTTGTGCTGGAACCTTGTGGAATACTACCGCAAGGAGTTGAGCGATGAAGATAGAAAGCAGCTGCAGCGATTGACTGAGCGTGAGACTCAACTCGTGAAAGCAGGTTACACACTTGAGCAACTGAACTGGTACCGAGCCAAACGTCGTGAATTTCAGGACGAGGCAAGTTTCTTGCGAGAATTTCCATGCAATGCCGAGGAGAGCTTCAGCAGCTCAAGCAATGTTGTGTTTAGCGACGTTGAGATAGAAGAATGTGAGAAACACGTGCGTCGTGGCTCTTTGATTGATTTAGTGAAGCTTGACGACAAAGTTATCAAAATTAATCTTGTCACGAATTACACCCAGTGGATAGATGTTCATGAAGGCAGTAAAAAGCGCTACTTTGTTGTGGTGACGATAGGCGGCTGTGCTGACGACAGCAAGCACAATGTCATCACATGCTGGAGCTGGCGAGAGGGCGATGTTCTTGAGCTTGCTCTAGAGAAGCGATATGTGTGCAGCCTTGACGAGCTAATTGAGGACTCAATCAATGTCGCCCGCTACTATGACCACGCAAGGCTCGTTGTTGAGGTGAACACCCTGAACAAGCTTGGCTTGAGCAGCAAGGAGTATTACATCAGGAAACTGAAGAAACGTTACTCACGGCTTTTTCTTGAAGATGGCAATGTGGGCTACATGATGAGCTACAAGAGCAAGCTGCGTGGTTTGTTCTCGCTGAAACGCAGGTTGCGCGAGGGCAAAATCATTGAGCACTCGAGCATTGCCGTTGAAGAGATGAAGAACTTTGTGATGGAGGAGGAAGGTGTGAGTGCAGGCATTGACTCGCACGACGACACCTTGCTTTGCCGCCTGATATTGTGTGATGTGGTTGATGAACTTGGCCCACTGACTGCTCCCTTGAACCCAAAAGAATTTTACGGAAACCGCTACTGCTATTATGTCAAGAAAGATTAAGATGAGAGTTAGAGTGATGCGATATGCACATCACATCTACCACAACAGTGAGCGAAGCTGGCGAGAGAGCTTGGTGACTGCTTGGGAGCTATATCACTTGAAACAAGCGTTGCTCAAAGGTAGGGTTAAATTCTACTACAAGAAGAAGGATGGCGTCTACCGTGTGGCATTTGGCACACTAGCGCTTCACTTGAAAACTGTGAGCAAACAAGCAGAGAACTTGAAAGTTTTGACCTACTATGACCTTGAGCGCAATGCGTTTAGATGCTTCAAGATTGAGAATTTCCTTTACATGTCGACTTGGGGGCTTAGATAATGCAGAATGCACAATGCACAATGCACAATTTTTAATGCATAATGCACAATGCACAATTCTCAATGGACAATGGATTTCTAGAACTATTAAAACTTAGAATTATGGCAAAGATACCTGAATATTTACCGACACAATTTTATTACGACCTATTTGAACATCTTTCAGGCATGGAAGTGGATGCAGCCGATGAGGACGACAAATGGCGCACTGATGAATTTCAGTGGGGCAAGTGTGATGAGTTTTTCATCGTGTGTGAATGCTGCTTTGATGTGGAGTGGGTTGACCTGAGCTTTGACCATGAGTTTGGCACAGAACATGCTGCCGAGCTTGTGGTGGGAGAACTTCAAGAGGTGTTTCCCACCGAATTGACATGGACTGACCCCGACACAGGCGAGGACCATGATTTGCTGCACTTGTGGAGTTCTGGTCGATTTTGGCTGCCGATTAAGCGTTTCTGGACTAACAAAGGCACTGTTAAGCACGGTGACCTGGTGTGGGGTTATAAAGGTCACCGCCGCTGGGGAAAGGTTATTTACCTGTGGACTGACGTGCGCACTGGCGAGGAGGTTTGTGCCCGATTGCTGAAAC